GAGAATTAGGACAAGATGATTTAGCATTACCTTTCTTAAAAATCTTAGGACAATTATCTCCTGAAGTAAATAAAAGAGATGGTAAATATGTTGAAGGTGCAGAACCTGGCATGATTTACAACTCGGTTACTTCAGAGTTATCTGATGGTACAAAAGGATTAGATATAATTCCATGTCATTATAAATTGGAATACATTGAATGGAGAGACCGAGGCGAAGGCCCGGGTGCTCCTGTTCAAATACATTCTTCATCAAGTGACATATTATCACAAACAACTAGAGGAGCAGACTATAAAGATAGATTACCTAGTGGTAATTATATTGAAAAAACTGCAAATCATTTTGTGTTAACATTAGGAGATACACCTTCCACTGCTCTTATATCCATGAAATCTACTCAATTAAAAATTAGTAGAAAATGGAATACGATGATGGCTCAAATTCAACTAAAAGGTAAGAACGGATTATACAATCCGGCATCTTTTAGCCACATTTATAATCTAAAGACTGTGCAACAGTCTAATGATAAAGGAACGTGGTTTGGTTGGGAAGTCAGTAAAGTTGGTCCTATACAGGACGCAGCTTTATATCAGAAAGCTAAAAGTTTTTCTGAAAGCGTTAATAAAGGTGAAGTGGAAACTAAACCTGAAACTAAAGAAACACAAAAACAATTTAGTTTATAATTACCTAAAGAGGTGGGCGTTTTTATTTCCCTTTAACGCCCGCTTCTAAATTAATAAAGATATAAAATGAATAAAGGACCTGTAAATTATATAGATTGGTTAGATTTGAATAGGGTTATTATACCCTGTCTTAAGGGTATTCCTAAGGTTAAAAAATATACTGACCCAGATTTTAAAATAGAGAAAGATATATGGAGCAGGGATCACGAAACATCAGAGATAGCATTAAGATTAGATCACGATGTTGATTTAGATATAGACAATGAATTTGTAAAAAGATTTATTAATTATTATGTTAAAGATTGTGGTGCAATTTTTGGAAGAGAAGGTAATCCAACAAGTCATTACCTTTGGACTAATAGAAATAAAATTTCATTTAAACAATTTAAATTACCGGATGAATTTGAAAAAGATTATAAAGCTCATCCACATGGCTCAATGATATGTGAATTACGAACTGAAAAAAAAAGATACACAATAGTTCCAGGTTCTCTACATAGTAAATCAAAAACAAATGTAAGGTGGGAAAAATTTGAGGAGATAAGAGAGTATCAAGGGAACCTATCTATGGATGTAGGTAAGGTTGCTTTATCTGCAGCATTAACAATTATATACCCTAGTACAGGAAGTAGAGACGAATACTGCACTGCAATTGCAGGAATTTTAGTTACGCATACAGATTGGACAGACGACGAAATAAATGATTTTGTAGCTAGGATCGCGGAACACGCAGATGATGATGGCTACTCACAAAGATTAAAAAAAGGAACTTCAAGTAGAAAAACAATTAGAAAGTTCGGAATAAATAAAATTCACGAAATTACAGGGTATAGTCATAAAAACATTCAAGGGTTATTTAATTGGATAGGTATATTTAAAGATGTATCTTTACAGTTAGCAGAAGATACTATTGAAAAAATAGAAGAGTACGGAGCAGATAGATACTATGTACATTTAAATGTACCACAAAAAAATTTGAATGGTCCTGGTTTAGAAACAGTTAAAAAAAAAATTTGGATCGATGGTGAATCACTTATGAATTTAAAATTGTTTTCTGATATTGCCATGAAGCAAGCAAAAGTATGGATACCTAGGATGTCACCAAAACAGTTTGAAGAAACAATGATGGCTAAATTTTACAACAGAGAGAAATCAAAAGACTATGTGCAAGAAGCAGAAGAAGACTCACAATTCAAAATGTTTTTTTTAAACTATTTAGAAACACAAGGTACCTACCTGGATAAACAACAGTTGGCCGTTTATCACTTGCCTTATTATAATACAGAAAAATCTACAATAGAATTTGATCTAAACAATTTAGAAAAAGATTTAATGAAAAATAGAATAAATTTAAAAAGAGTTGACCTTGTTCACAAGCTTCAAAATATTTTAAAAGCTAAAAAACAACGTGGTAAATATAATAACAAATCTTGTGTTTCTTGGGTTATAGAAGGAAATCTTATTGAAGAGGGTAAATTAATATGGGAAGGTGAATCTATATTTATAGGAGACAAGACAGGTGAAAATGAATAATTTAAGAATCCCAGAGTTTGTTCCGGGTCCTCCGGGAACGGGTAAGACTCATAGATGGTTAAAAAATAAATATAAAGAGTTTTTAAAAAAATATTCTTGGGATAGAATTGTTATTTTATCTCATACAAATACAGCTGCTGATGAAATTGTAAAAGCCGTAAACAAATTACCAGAACTAAAAAACATTGCAGACACAAACTTACAGGACCAAATCTGTACTATTCATTCTTACTTTAAGGGAGAGTATTTAGCTATACCAAAATATGAAAGAGAAGATCATGAAAAATTTTGTATAAAAAACTCAGGGATGGGTATTAAAAAAAAATATTCTTGGGATAAACACCCTCTTTATGAATTTATTTCTCACGCCCATGGTAAAGGTTATGATTTAAATTCTGATGTAGAACTTGAAAAGTATTGGGCTCGTTGTGAAAGGACTCGTTATCCAAACTATCGTCTTCAAGGACCGGGTGGACTACTAGAATTAAAAAAAAAATACGATGAATATAGAAATAATCCAGAGCATAGAAGAATATCTTTTGTAGATATGATAGATAATTTTAGATTTAAAGCAGCAGTTCCTACTGACGTAGATGTTTTAATAGTAGATGAAGCTCAAGACTGCAGTAAACCTCAAATAGATGCTTTACAAAAATTAGCTACTCATACAAAGAGATATATTTTTATAGGTGATGCAGATCAAACCATTCACGAATATGCAGGATCAGACCCTAAATATTTTTATCAATTAGCTAATACAGAAGAAGCAAAAGAAAATGAACTTACAGAAGGTTTAAGATGTGGACAAACTATTAATAAAATATGTAAAAATATTATTAAACCTGTATGGGAAAGATATGGACAATATTCAGAAAGAACTTGGACACCAACAGACGTTGTTGGAAACTCATATTGGATCCCTAGTATAATCACGAAGTGTAAAGCCAAAGATATTTTAATTAATAAAATTTTAAATACAGATGAAACATTTTTATTTACATATAGAGGTAACCCTACTCATAAATCTATAAATACATTTCTTCAAGAGAATGGAATAGATTATAAAACGATATCGGGTAATCCTCACGTGTCTAGAGAACATTTTAGATGTTTTAATAATTGGAAACTTTTTTTAAATGATAAAATTTCTAAAAAACAAATAAAAGAATATTGGAAATTGATGGGGTCACAAGTAATAGTAAGAGGTAAAGGAAGTTTTGACAATCTTAAAAAGATTCAGGACAAAGATTATAACATACAAGAACTTATAGATGAAGGTTATTTAAAACCAGAAATAAAACAATTTGAAATATTTTCTCAACTTTTAATTCAGGAAGAATTATCTAAAAATAAAGATTTAATAAGTAAGATACCTTACATTAGTAAGGTTGTAAATAATGGTATGGACACAACTAAAAATCCAAGAGTTAAACACGATACTATACACAAAGTAAAAGGTCTAACTTTTGATAATATAATAGTTGATTTATCAGTTTATAGAAAAGAGCCTCGTAACTTTGAACCAATAAGATTAGCTTACGTTGCTTATAGTAGAGGTAGAACAGATTGTTGGACAATAGGATCTTCGGGTGATTATTCTTTGGCAGGAATACAAGAAAATAGAAGAGAAATTTTAGAACTATAAAGGAGGATATATGACACACAAAGACCTGTTTAAAAAAATAACTTATGGCTCACTCAACAAACAAGTGGGAGGGGAACATTACAGGAACATGAAAATACAACCAGCTGAATTTATTAATGAAAACAAATTGCTTTTTGCGGAGGGGAACGCAATTAAATATATTTGTAGGCACTCGTTCAAGGGGAAGCAAGAAGATATTAAAAAAGCAATACATTATTTAGAAATGGTATTAGAAAGGGATTATAATGTGTAATACACCGAAAGATTTAGATTTAAAAGATATAGACACAGTAGCCATTGATATAGAAACTTATGATCCCAATCTAAAAACAAAAGGTTTAGGAGCTATAAGAGGTGATGGTTTTATCACAGGTGTAG